AAAAAAAGAGAATGCAAAGCCGGGGGGGGGGGGGCCGACCCCCCCCCCGCCCTTCTTTCCCTATCCTTCAAAGCACAGATTGTCGCAGACCGCGCCGCGGGGACGAACGCGATCAACGACGAAATGATCCTTGCGTCAACGGATATTGTGGATTATCCAGAGTATCAGGACAACCACGAATACAAGACAAAAGGCGAAATTATCAAGTGCGACGGCCTTTATTACGAGATCGTCGCGCCGCACACTTCCAACGCCGCCGCGTATCCCGTGCAAACCACCTTTGCATATTACCGCCTTGTCGAGCTGGAACACACGGGGACGATTGACGATCCAATCCCGTATCCGGAAACCGCGGGGATCGTCGTAAATGTGGTTGAGGGGCTTTATTACAGCTACAAAGGCGCGGTATATCTGGCGAAGGCCGATATGCCGAATTGCGTTTACCCGCCCGACACGGCGGGTTTGTGGCAATGGGAAAAGGTGTAAAGGTGGTGAAAGCATGGAACAGATTTTAACGGTACTTTCGGCGGTTAGTACGGTTTGCGCAATCGCCTTCGGCTATGCCGCCTTCGCCCGCAATAAGAAGAGCGACACAGCGAACGAAGCAAAGAGCGACGCAACGGTATTAACAGAGATCGGATATATCAAAGGCGGCATTGATGATATTAAGGCTGAACAGCGGGAACAACGGAAGACAAACACGGAGTTTGTGGAACGGCTTGTTGCCGTTGAAGCGTCCGCAAAGCAGGCGCACAAGCGAATTGACACGCTGGAACGCGCACACGAAGAATAATAGAGAAGGAGCGAAAAACAATGGCAGTTATGAAAGCAAGTGAATTTGTTGCGAAACTGAAAGATGTTGCGCAGAATTACAAAACCCTTTATGTCATGGGGTGCTTTGGCGCGCCCCTGACGGGCGGCAATGTATCGCGGTATTGCAATAACCACGCATACAACAAGCAGGCCGCCCGAACGAAAATGATTAAGGCCGCCGCAAATCAGAACCCGCCCGTTTTCGGGTTCGATTGCGTGTGCCTGATTAAAGGCATTTTGTGGGGCTGGAACGGCGACGCGTCCAAAACCTACGGCGGCGCGTCCTATGCCGTGAACGGCGTTCCCGACATTGGCGCGGATACCATGATTACAAAATGCAAGGGAGTTTCAACCAACTTTTCCAATGTGGAGGTTGGCGAAGCCCTTTGGTGTAGCGGGCATATCGGCGTTTATGTCGGCGGCGGGCTGGCCGTGGAGTGTTCCCCCGCCTTTGAAAACGATGTGCAGATCACGGCAGTTAAAAACATGGGGACAAAGAGCGGGTACAACGCCCGCACATGGACGAAGCACGGCAAACTTCCCTATATCGAATACGACAACGCCGCCCCCGTTCAGCCGGACAAGCCGGACACCGGAGCGGGCGCAGGCGGCGCAATCAAGGCCGGAAGCGTCGTGCGTGTGAAACAGGGCGCGAAGACCTACACGGGCGGCGGGCTGGCCTCTTTCGTGTATGAACGCGATCATGTCGTTTCAGAGCTGAACGGCGATCGCGCCGTTATCACCTACGGCGGCGTGACCGTGGCCGCCGTGCGCGTTTCCGATCTTGTTCTTGCAGATGGAAGCGGCGCAGGCGGCACAATCAAGGCCGGAAGCGTCGTGCGCGTGAAGCAGGGCGCGAAGACCTACACAGGCGGCGGGCTGGCCTCTTTCGTGTATAGCCGCGATCATGTTGTTTCGGAGCTGAACGGCGATCGCGCTGTTATCACCTACGGCGGCGTGACTGTGGCCGCCGTGCGCGTTTCTGATCTCACGCTTGTAAAGGAGTAACAAATATAAACACCAACAAAAAAAGAAAGCGAGGCTTTGAAAAATGGATAACATGGTAATTGTTCTTGTGGTTGTGGCCGTCGTCGCGGTCGTTTTCGTGGGGCTGATCGTGCTGATCCCCTATCTGGTAAAGAAGGGGATCAATGTTTCCGGCGTGCTGACAGGGACGACAACCGTTCTTGACACCGCGGATCATGTGGTCGATACCCTGCAAGAGTTCTTCCCCGAAGTTCCCGTTATCACGGTTATTGACAAGGTGATCGGGTGGGCGCAGAAAGCGACGGAAGCCGCCGAACAGCTTTATAAAACAAGCAAAATTGAAGAGGGACAGCGAAAGGAAGAGGCAACAAAACTTGTCTATCAGTTCATCGAAGCGGCGGGAATTGAAATCGACGACGATTTGAAGAAGATTGTTGACGGTGCGATCGAAGCCGCTGTTTTTGCGCTTCCGAAGACGCATACCGACACCGCGGAAGCCCTGAATACTTAATTGCCATTGCGCCGTGCGCGGGTTTACTCCTTTACCGCCCGCGGCTTGATGGAGGCGGCGGCCACATGCCGCCCGCCTGATACCACGAAGCCCCCGCTTCCGCTGAACCGCGGCGGCGGGGGCTTATTTCATTACGGGAGGTTTTACGCATGAGCGAACAGAGAAAAACCACAGGCACGCGCAAGCGCGCGCCGAAGAAGGATACGGAAAGCAAAACCACGCGCACGCGGAAAAAGGTTGCCGAAGAGCAGGCCGCGCCCGTCCAGCAGAACGAGGAAGCCGCGCCGGATCGCGTGAAGGCCGAAGAGGAACAAACCGCCCGCGCGCCGGAACAGATGGCGGGAAAATCGGAGCATGACGGCGCGAAGCCGGAACAGACACCGCCCGCGGCGGGTTCCTTCGAGGTTGGCCGCGTGCTGAAAGTAGCAAAACCCCTTATGCGCGGCGACGATGTGAAGGCGTTGCAAACGGCTTTGATCGAGCGGAATTACCATTGCGGCACCAACGGAGCCGATGGGACATACGGAAGGTTGACCGCCTACGCCGTGCGGTGCTTTCAAGCGTCAAAAGGCTTGATTGTCAACGGACGCGCGGACAGGTACACGATCGCCGCGCTTGGCGGCACATGGAAAGAGTAACAGAACATAGAGAAGCCCCCACGCTGGCCGTTTATGGCTGGCGTGGGGGCTTTTTGTCGTTTTGCGGGGCTTACTCATTCCGGAAGCGCAATGTTATTTCCGCGCCATAGTTCCGGCCTTCGCCGCCGCCGTAAACCTCCATGTTTACGATCCCGTCGAGGCGGGAAAAATTGTCGTTCACATAGGAAACATATTCGGCGGGAATATTCCCGATTTGATCGCCGTTGACATAGACACCGAAAGCGGGCTTGCCTTCCCATTCTTCCCGTTGCAAAGTCAATTCCATTGTTCCCTTGTTGAAAGGTTCGTCTTTGAAGTGGATTTTTCGCAAGATGGTTTGACGGCTTTTGCGCCCGTTCTTGAAGGTAACGCCCGCAACCTTCACGGAAAGAAATTCAAAAGCGGGCTTTGCTTCGGAAGCCGGAGCGGGTGCGGCGGCTTCTGCTTTCGCAGGCCGCGGATCGGCGGGCGCGACATGCGCGGTTGCGTCTGCTTTGGGAACATGCGCGGCGGCTTCTGCTTTTATAGGCCGCGGATCGGCGGCGGGTGTAACATGTGCGGTTGTATCTGCTTTAGGAGCAGGCGCGGCGGCCTTTTTCCGAAGGCCAATAAAAAACAGCGCGGCGGCAATCACAATCCCACAAACGCCCGCCCCTATATCACCTTCGACAAATAGCGGGATTGAAGAAATAAGAAACAGCGCACCAACGCCCCACAGGATCAACACAGTTTTTCTCATAGTTTGAATAACTCCTTTCGTGTGCTTAAATTATGGCAACGAGGGAAGAATACTTTTCGTATTCTGACCTTTAACACAATTATGCAGGCTTTTTGTGTTAAAGTCAAGAAAAGTGCTGATGTTTAGCACAACGAGAGGGGCGCGGGTGATCGTGGGTGAAGATATACGACTATAAAGGCCGGAAGAATATATGCGGCGACAGAGTGCGGGAAGCACGGCAAAAGAAGCGGTTTACGCAAGAGGCGTTAGCCGCAAAACTGCAAATTGAAGGCGTGACGATGGAGCGGGACAGCATTTCCAGAATTGAGATCGGAACGCGGTTTGTTACCGATTACGAATTGAAAGTGCTCGCTAAAGTGTTGGGCGTGTCCCCTCTTTGGTTGCTTGACGATGAAAACGAATGAAGCCGGGGGGGCTGTCCGCGCCCCTTTCCCCTTTTTTCTGTTATTCTTTCTTC